GAGCAGGACAGACACGCGGCGAACCTTGGACCAGTTCAAGTTTACCCGCCTTAAAACAATTACAAGCATTCAGAGAAGCGGCGATTGTAAATGCTCGCGTTGGTGCCAGTAAGATGGGTTTCTTTACTAGCCCGGCAGGTGATGGCTTCACTGGTGATGATATGGAAGGCAACGTTCCAATTATGGAAGCGGAGCCAGGAACGTTTGCATCCTTGCCGGAAGGCGTAAGTTTGCAGATGTTTGACCCGCAATTCCCAAGTAATGAATTTGATACTTTTCACAAATCAGTGTTGAAGGGTATCGCTTCGGGTTTAGGCGTAAGTTATACGTCTTTATCAAATGACCTGGAAGCAACTTCATATTCATCTATTCGCCAAGGCGCATTGGAAGAACGTGATTTTTATCGCAATATCCAAGGGATAATGATTACCCATTTTGTGCGTCCAGTATATGAATCATGGTTAGGCGCAGCAATGGAAGTCGAGAGTTTCGGAATACCATTGGCGGCATACGATAAATTTGCAGATTCGGCGGAATTCCGCGGCCGTGCTTGGTCATGGGTTGACCCGCAGAAAGAAATGAATGCAGCGATTACCGGATTGAAAAACGGTGTCTTATCCTTGCAAGATGTTGCGGCTCAATATGGTAAAGATGTTGAAGAACTACTTGGCCAGATTAACCGTGATAAATCATTGATGAAACAATTTAATGTTGATTACCAACTTGAACCATACGGCGCACAATTCACGCCGGTGGTAGGTGGTGAAGATGACGATTCCGAATAAAGAAATGCAAGCCAATGCCGAGCGTGGTTTAGAACTACGCCGGGAATATGGCAGAGGCGGAACGGCCGTTGGTGTAGCGCGTGCGCGTGATATAATGAACGCTAAGGATTTATCCGACCGTACCATTAAAAGAATGTATTCTTATTTCTCACGTCACGAAAGCAACTATGCAGAACACTATGGCGAAAAGGAAACAGACGGCGGACCAAATGCGTTCACGATTGCCTGGTTATTGTGGGGCGGTGATGCGGGTTTTCGTTGGTCGGAAAGGCTAGTTGAACAGATGGACAGAAGTTACCAGGAAAGACCCTATCCAAACGAGCATAATGCACGTATAACAGAGCCGGATCAATATCAAGGCTTCAGACGGATGAATGATGAACTTGGAAATGGAATTCATGTTATACTAGGCTTAATTGATGGACAAAGTGAAATCCAAAGTATAAGATTTGATAAAACCAAGTGGACGGTTGAACAATCACAAGCATGGTTGGCCGATGAAGGATATGAGCCTTTAAAGTTTGAACCGGCTATTGAGGAAAAAGAAATGACAAACGAAGTCACAGAAAAAGTTGAAGAACAGATCGAAATTTCTGACAATGATGAATCGCGTTTTATTGAAGAAGTGCAACATCGCTCAATCACGTTGGGCCGAAATGTACTTGATGAAGAAAGCCGAACCATTGAAATGTCAGTCAGTTCAGAAAAACCGGTTGACCGTTCCTTTGGCGTTGAAATCCTAGACCATACCCGCGAAAGCATGGACCTGGAGTTTCTAAATAGTGGAAATGCTCCGCTATTACTTGACCACGAAATGGAAAAACAAATCGGAATTATTGAATCAGTAAAACTTGACGAGCAAGAAAAGAAACTTCGCGCCATTGTAAGATTTGGCCGTGGTACACTAGCAAGTGAAGTTTTTAATGATGTTGTTGACGGTATTCGCAAAAATGTGAGTATTGGATACACAGTTAAAAAAATGAAGAAAGAAGAAGGCGGTTCATACCGCGTGATTGATTACAAAATCCATGAAGTAAGCATTGTTTCAATTCCTGCTGATTCGGATGTTGGAGTAAATCGCGCCATTGACGACGTGACAGTTGTTGAAGGCCATTGTGATGAAGTTGTGACAGATGTTCAAAGTGATTCTTCTGATTCAATTCGCAATAATGTTAATTTAAATCCTAAAGAGGAAAATATTATGTCAGATTTAGACATTAAAGCCGTTGAAGCAGAAGCGAAAAAATCTGCTCAACTAGACGCAGCAAAAATGATTGAACTTGGCGCACGCCATAACCAAGTTGAAATGGCTCAAAATGCTATTGCTCAAGGTCGTTCAATTGAAGATTTCCGCAGTGAGTTATTAGACACTGTAGGTTCTAAAGCAGCGGTTCAGCCACAAAACATCGGTATGAGCGAAAAAGAAATTCGTAAATTCTCGATTGTTAAAGCAGTTCGCGCATTAGCAAACCCACATGACCGCAAAGCGCAAGAAGATGCAGCGTTTGAATTTGAGTGTTCACGTGCTACTGGCCGCAACACACAAGGCATCATCGTTCCTGCGGACGTATTAAACTCTTATAAACGTGACCTTAATTCCACTGATGAAGCAGCGCTATTTGCTGATGATTTCCGTGGCGGTGATTTCGTTGACGTATTACGCAACAAATCTTCAGTTATGGCAGCGGGTGCAACTGTACTTTCTGGCTTATCTGGCGACGTTAAGATCCCTAAGAAAGCAACTGCGGCTTCTGCGTCATGGGTTGGTGAAGGTTCTGCTGTTTCTGAATCAGAAATGACGGCAACTGCGATCACTATGTCACCAAAAACAGTTGGTGCATTTACCGATGTAACCACGCAATTATTAGCACAATCATCACTTGATATTGAAAACCTTATCCGTGAAGATTTAGCGCAAGCAATTGCAATCGCAATGGATAAAGCAGCGCTTGAAGGTACTGGCTCAAACGGTCAACCAACTGGCATCTTAAACGTTACTGGTGTTAACCAAGTTACTAACTTCGCAGCGGCTAACCCAACATTCGCTGAAGTTGTAACGCTTGAAACAGCCGTTTCAGAAGATAACGCATTAATGGGCAACCTTGCTTATATCTTGCCATCTTCAATGTACGGTGCGTTAAAAACTACTGAAAAGGCTTCAGGAACAGCACAATTTGTTGTTGAACCACAAGGCACAATTAATGGTTATAATGCAATCGTTTCAAACCAGGCAACAGCCGGAAACCTATACTACGGTAATTTCAGCGACGTTCTAGTTGGATTATTTGGTGGCTTAGAATTAGTTGTTGACCCATACAGCAACGCGCCAAGCGGCTTAATCCGTATTACTGCGCGTCAGATGATGGACGTTGCAGTTCGCCACGCTCAATCATTTGCTTTCGGTAACGACGGCGCATAATAAAGCGTGTTAAAATCAAAGTTGTGGGACGGCGTTATGTCGTCCCAATTTGATGAGGGTGAACCCATGAAATATTTAGTTTTAAAAAGATTCCGTTCTAATGGTGTTACTTATGAGCCAGGCACAACGGCAGAATTTCAGGCAGAAACAGCCAAGCATTTATTGGCAATTGGTCGCGTTGAATTAAACATTGAACCAGTTGTTGAAGAAAAAGAAGAAAAGGTTGAAGCACCGGTAAACCGTGCAGAGAAACCAAAGCGCACACGACGCAAAAAGGCGTAAAAAATGCCAGTTGAAACAGCAAACGACAGATTGATTTTATTAAATGATTTTGGTTTTGATGTGACATACACACATAACGGAGAATCAACTGTTATTAAAGGCATATTGGACAATGAGTTCGAAGAAGTGGAGATTGGCGGATCAGTTCCTTTCGCAATGCAAAGACCACGCCTTCACTGCCGAACAAATGATGTTTCGGACGCAATAAATGGCGATACGATGCAAATTGAAGGTATTACATATTATGTTCGCGTAGTAATGCCAGATGGCACCGGTATGACTGAAATTCAACTGGAGAAAGGTTAATGCACATTCGCCAACAGATAAGACAGGCAATTGTAAGCACATTAACAGGTCTAACCACCACAGGAACAAACGTTTTTACTAGCCGAGTGTATGCGCTTCCACAAGTAGCACTTCCGGCTTTATGTATTTACACGAAAGATGAAGCAACCGAATATGTCAGCATGACAATTCCAAGAACGTTGCAAAGAAATTTAAATTTATCAGTCGAAATATTTGTCGCAGCGAATCAAAACAGCGACAACACAATTGATAAAATATGCTCAGAAATTGAGCAAGCGATTTGTCAAGATGTTACAATATCAGGCAAAGCGAAAGACACTATGATTACAAGTGTTGATGTAGATTTTGACGGTGATGGTGAAGTCCCGGTTGCGAGAGCGACGGTAAACGTTAGCATTACTTATTTTAACGAAGAAGGCGACGCCGAAGTCGCAAAATAAGGTGAAAAAAAATGGCAGTTCACAAAGGTTCTGAAGGCTTGGTAAAAATCGGCGCAAACACAGTCGCTGAAGTTAAAAGTTATTCAATCGAAGAAAGTGGCGACACAGTTGAAACAACTTCATTAGGTGATACGGCTCGCACGTATTTGCCAAGTCTTACAACATTCAGCGGCACAATCGAATGTCATTGGGATGAAACAGATTCAACAGGCCAGGGCGCTTTAACAATTGGCGCACAAGTTACGTTGAATTTGTATCCTGAAGGTGATGACAGCGGCGATTCATATTATAGCGGCGACGTTATAGTCACAGGCGTTTCACGTTCTGCGGCAATGGATGATATTGTTGCAGCGACTTATTCATTCCAAGGTAATGGCGCATTGACATTAACAACGGTATAATCTAAGTTAGCAGTTGTTAACTTAAATAGGATTATATTATGTCAATTTTAGACAAGGCCAAAAGCCATTATAAAGGTAAAATGTCAGCGGAAGCACGCAAATTGGAAGTTCCAGAATGGGGCGAAACGGTTTACGTAAAACCTGGCATTAACCTTCAATCGTTGGGTGAAATTATGCACGCAGCGAACAATGGTAAAGCCGCCGAAGCAATGGCGCTCACTTTGATTTATCGTTTAGTCGATATTGAAGGGCGTCCAATCTTCAAGAAAGTCGATAAGACTGAATTAATGCGACACGTTGACCCAGATGTTATGGCTCGAATCGTTAATGATATTAATGATAATGATCCAGACCAAGAGGACGCAGCGGGAAACTAAAAACCGACCCTGATTTGCGGTTCCGTTATTGGTTAGCAACTCAACTCCACAAAACAGTTGAAGAAATAAACCAAATTGACGTCCGCGAATACATGGGTTGGATTGCTTTTTTCGAGGATAACAAGTAATGGCAAATACGCAATATAACCTGGTTATAAACGGTAAAGATAAAACCGCACGCGCGTTTGATTCTCTAAATAAGCGAATTAAAAGTTCCACGGCTTCAATGGGTAAAATGGCCGGTCGTATGGCCAAAGCCACAGCAGCGGTTGGATTAGCAGGTGCAGCAGCAGGGATCGCATTGACTAAAGCGTCGATGAAATCACTTGATGCGCTTGCAAAAACAGCCGACAAAATTGGGGTAACGACGGAAGCGCTCGCAGGGCTTCAACACGCGGGAGAAATTACCGGCGTATCGACCGAAGTAATGAATAAATCATTGCAAAAAATGACGGTCAGTATTAGTGAAGCGGCAGATGGGACAGGCATTGCGAAAGATGCAATTGCGGACCTTGGATTAAATGCCGTTCAACTAAACAAACTTCCGCTTGATAAAAAGATGAATGTCCTTGCGGGCGCTTTTGCCAATGTCGAAAATCATGCTGATAAAGTACGGTATGCGACAGAGATATTTGGTGCCAAAGGTGCGGCATTAGTAAACACGTTAGCACTTGGCGAAGATGGCTTGAATGCTATGGCAGCAGAAGCGGCCCATTTAGGCTTGGCAATGTCACGCGTTGACACGGCACAAGTTGAAGCGGCT